GAACGGCGGTCATGTCTTAGGTTCCCTTGACAGGCTTGTATTAGGGCAACTATACATGCGCCGTGTCTTAGCTTGCCTAGACACCCCGTCACCGGCACCCCAAGGCCGCTGTCGGGTTCTCTTGGGGCTTGGGGTAGGGGTGCAGCATGGAAGATCTGCTTGTTGCTATGGCCGGTGGCGTACTCGTGGTGCTGGGTGTCGCCTGCATCCGTGCCGACTATCTCCGCCGCAAAGGGGGCCTCAAGTGATGGACCCTTTGATCGCATTCGTGTTGGTGGGTGCAATCGCCGCCATCGCATACGGCGTTGCCACTTTCCCGCGCAAGGCAGGCGAGCTGCTCGCAGCCATCGCTCCTAAGCCTGCCGCTGAGGCCTCGTTGATTGCCCAAGCATCTGCCGAGGTGAAGCATGGCCGCTAAGGTCAACCCCCGCTTCTACGAGCCCGTGCGCTCGACTTCTCCCCTTGAAGCCGTGATCCACGGCGTGATCCAGATGGAAAAGCTGCGCTACACCATCGAGCAGCGCCTGCCGGGTGGCGCCTGGAATCACAAGAGCGACTACGGCAACGACGAAGCCCATGCGCTGCGTAATGCCCGTTGGTTCCGCCAGATTCTGCGCGGCAAGGTGGATTACCGCGTCTGCGCGTGCGTGGGCGAGGCCAAGGCCGTGATCTTGGGTGAGGTGTCCCTGTGATTACCGATATCACTCTCCGCAAGCGCGGCTCATTCAGCAACTCTGCCGCATCGCGACGCGTTCGCCGCGACTTCAACCAAGCCTTCGCCGGACGCGACTTGGCCGCGACTCTTCGTGCTGCTGCCCGCGAGCTGGAAATTGCAGCATCCAAGCGTGGTGATCTGCTTCAAGCGGCGCGCTTTGCTGAGCTTTCGGAGGTGGTCCGTGGCTGACGGCGCGGCAGCGACGGCAGGACTCCCCGCGTCTAACAGGGGAGTCAGTGAATTCAGCAACCCCGAGGGAACCCTGACGGTCGGCATTGACTGGTTCTCCGCCTCTATCGATCTTTTCGTCGCACTGCGTGAGACGGGGTTCCTCGACCGCGACACACAGGACGAATCCCGGGAGTGGATCGATGCCTGTGCGGACAACGCCCGCGTTGCCGCGCTCCACGTGTTTACGTGGTTCTTCGGTGGCCTCGGCCTTGAACTGGATGATGCGGCCGGTGGCGGCCGCTTCTACAAGTGGCGCGTCAAGATCATCGACGCCGAAAAGAAGTTCGTCGGGATGATTGAATTGGGCGGTGAAAATTGCCAGCGTATCGACGGCACGATCACCGCTCGCATCGAGCTTTCCGGCGAAGGCTGCAAGTACGTTAGCGCAGCGCGCTGCGGCCATGCGCAGCGGTGGCTGGAGCTTCGAGCGAAGCTCGAAAGCTGCGCGGGCAGAATTACCCGTCTCGACGTGTGTGCCGATGATCTGCTGGGCAAATATCCACTGCGCCTGGCACAGAAGTGGTACGACGAAGGCCAGTTCGATCAGCGTGGGCAGCGCCCCAAGGCGCGCTTGGTTGACGACTACGACAGCGGCGACGGCAAAACGTTCTACGTGGGCGGCAAGGCCTCGGAAAAGCAGCTGCGCGTCTACGAAAAGGGCAGGGAGCAGGGCGACAAGAATTCGCCATGGGTGCGCTATGAGGCCCAATTCCGCGCCTCCAATCGCAAGGAATTGCCGCTCGACCTGCTGCGCGACCCAGCAGCCTACCTGCTCGGCGCCTACCCGGTACTGCGCTTCCTGCGCTGCGTGTCTACACGGATGGAAGTCACTAAGGCAGCTGTAGCGGCCACGTTGCAAAGCGCATTCCGCAACCTGCGCCGCCAGTACGGCGCCACGCTCAACGTCATCACCAAATTCTGCCCTGACACCGACTCATTGCGGGCGGTCATGGAAACCTGCACTTCGCCAACGCTGCCGAAGTGGTTCAACGGGAATGTAGCAGCGCATTGGGCCGACACCTCGGTCCTACAACCACCAAACCTCAAAGGGGTCTACGCATGAGCATCAAGGTCACCGTCCTGAAAAGCGAAATCGACGAACGCGGCGGCAGCTTCAAGAGCGACAAGGGTGAGGATATCGCCTACACCACCCGCAAGCAGAAAGCGCGCCTTGAAACGGATGGCTTCGCCTATCCCTTCGACGTGCGCCTGCAGGACGGCCAGCCGGGCTACCCGCAGGGCGATTACGAGCTCGATATCGAGTCGATGCTCCAGGTCAACAAGGGCGTGGCTTCGCTGAGCAAGTTCACTGTGCTGCGCCAGCTGCCCAAGGTGGCACCGCGCGCCCCGTCGCAGGCCTAAACCGTGGGCCTGCTCATCTACACCACGAACCCTTACGCGCTGCTAGCCATTGGCTTCTGTCTCGGCGTGGGCACTGGCATTGCCGCAATGCGTGCGGCGAATAAGGCGCATAGGGAGCACTGAGCATGGCCCGAGTCCTCACCTGTATAGATCCGTCGCCAGCAAGCGACGGCTCTTGCGCCCAATCCGCGTGGATCGATCAAGCCACGTGGATTGACTACTTGCCGACCGTGGAACAGGCGAACACGGTCGGTTTTGCCATCTTCTGCGCACTCGCGATGCTGGCAGCCTTTCGCCTGATCAATCCAAGAGAGAGTGATGACGTATGAACAAGCGCAACCGTGAATCCCTGATCCTGCGCGCCAAGCACAAGGCATCGTCCATCAAGTCCGGAGTTGTGGCGGCTGTTGCCACTGCTGCGGCTCTGCCGGGCTTCGCCTTCGCCCAGCAGACCGCAACGTTCGACCCCGCATCGGTGCTGGCCGGCATCGCCGCAATGCTGGCGGCCGGCATCCTGATCTATACCGCGTGGGTGGCGGCCAAGTGGGCGCTGAAGGCCTTCGGCATCGTGAAGTAAACCCGCATCTGTGCGGCCGGGGGGAGGCGCCTCCCCCCTTGTTTAAAAGGGGAACGAAATGGAAGGCTTGATTCTTCTGATCGTGTGGTTGCTTGGCGCGAAAGTTCTAGCGGACGGAATGCGGTAATGCGTTGGCTCGCTCGCATGTTCGCCAGGGCAATTGTTCGCCGCATTGCGTATGTCGTCATTGCGGCTTTGATTGCTCATATGGCGGTGTCCACCGACGCGCATGCGGCTTCCGATTGTCCTACGGCTAGTGGCGGTCAGAGTGGCCGAGTATGTGATCAAGGCGTCGCTCTGACGATGTGTAAGGCGGCAGTGGCAAGGACGGTTGCGAATTTCAGTAGCGGCTCCAATCAATGGGGTACGCCGAAGGTGCTGAACGACTGCACGGGCGGCACACCTGACGCACAAGGGCAGGGCATCTACACATGCGCAGTAAGGGAGGGCCAGAACGGCGGCGTTGTTCGTTGCTATAACGCGGCGGGTGATGTTGACGGCCAATACTTCTACTTCGCAGGTAGCTGCGCTGCGAGAAACGGGAACAAGCTTGCAGACGCCGCGTTGGCCTATTCGCCGTCGCCAACTTGCATCAGCGGTTGCAAGGTTCAGGGTGATCCGTTCACGTCACAAACAGGCGGCGTGAAGCTGTACGGGATGCGTAACCGGACGTATACCGGCGACACATGCCAGGCGCAGAACATCAACGCCAACGAAATCAATCAGCCCAGCGAATCCGGCAAGGACAAGGAAGAGAAAAAGCCCAAGGAGCCGGAATGCACTGCTCTTGGCAACGGCCAGACTGGTTGCCAAAAGCCGAACGGCGACTATTGCGCAACTTCCTCAACCGGTAAAACGTTCTGCTGGACCCCGAATGAGCAGGGCAAGAAAGCGGACGGACCTGACGCTCAGTCTCGCGATGAGAAGGGCAAACCTGTCGCGCCTCCGACCACGCCACCCGCGCCTGACAAAGATTGGCAGCGGACCGAGGGTCACCAGCAGGAGGCGTGCATAAACAACACATGTGTCACCTACAACGTGACCAACTTCGGAAGTACCGGCAAGGGGAACGCCAAGAACTCATCCGGTGACAACACTCCTGACGGCAGCGGCAACACGAGTGGCAACGGCACGCCGGGGAAGGGCAGTGGCAATAGCGGCGGCAAGGACGGCGAGGGGGATTCAGCGAGCGACAGCGGCAACTGCGATACGCCCCCGTTGTGCACTGGAGACACGTTGAAGTGTCTTCATCTGCGATACACGTGGAAGAGCCAGTGCAACACCACTAAGGATGAAATTGCGGGTGGCGAGAGTTGCTCGGCCGTTCCTGTGTGCATCGGAAAGGGCTGCAAGGCGCAGGAATACGCATCACTTCTCCAGCAGTGGCGAGGGCGATGCGCTGCGGAGAACGATCGCGCAAAGCTCTCTAGCGATGCTGCGGCCGGCGCGGCAGATGCGGCCGGGGATAACGAGGCTTCCGCCGTTTCCGATCTATGGAAGAAGGGGCCAGGACAAGACGGGCAGGGCCTTGACCGAAACAAGCTGACCTTGGGCGGCGGGGAGCTTTTCCCTGCGATTGACATTATGGGCACCTCCTGGGCACCGCCAGCGCAGCTGTACTCGGTGCTTCAGATGATCCGGCAATTGGTCATTGCGGCCGGTGCGCTGGCAGCGATGTACATCCTCTTTAGGAAGTGACTTCTATGGCTTGGTTGTCGTTCGATAGTCCGATGCTCGGCGGTTTGGCCGGGATGCTCAACAAGCTCATCAAGCTGCGTGCTGGGCTGTGGGTGGCGAAGATCCTTTCGACGCTTGGCTTAGGCTTTGCCGCGCAAGAATTCATCTATGAGCCGATCATTCAGCAGGCGATAACGGCGTGGAATTCCGTGCCGGGATACATCGCCAATTGGGTGCATGCGCTCGGCATCGATGTTTTCGTGTCGCTGTGCCTGAGCGCCTACGGAATTCAGGGCGCGTCACGCATCTTCCTTTCGCGGAAATATGAGAGCCCGACGTGATCGGTGATACCGCCTCAATTTCGTTGCTGACAGGCTTGCCGGGCTCCGGGAAGTCGCTGCGCATGGTGCAGCGTATCGCCGACTTGGTAGAGCAGGGGCAGCACGTCTTTACGACGAACATCAACGGTATCAACGTGCCGGGCATTACGCAGTGGGCGGACCCTACGGATTGGCGTTCGTTGCCAGCCGGTGCGGTGTTGTTCGTTGATGAGGCTCAGCAGTATTTTCGTGCGCGCCGTGGTGGCGACCCGCCCGAGTACATCAGCGCTATGGAGACAATTCGGCATAGTGGTGTGCGGCTGGTGCTGGCTACCCAGCAGCCCAACTACCTGGACACGCATCTCCGCGGCTTGGTGGGCTTCCATGAGCATCTGTTGCGCCAGTCAGGCAAGGAAAAGACCTTTATCTTCCGCAACCATCAGGTGATGGATGAGGTTCGACAGGGCCTGAAGCGCATCAAGAGCCTGTACGACCATGAGATGTGGACGCTACCGGCGAAGTACTTCCAGTACTACAAGAGTGCGGAGATCCACACGGTTAAGTACCGGATGCCCGCGCTGTTGAAGAAGGCGCTCATCATCGCCCCAATCGCGCTGGTGCTATTCGCGCTGCCCTTCGGCTACATGGCCTACACAGGGCTGAAAAAGAAGGACGAAGCGGCCGGGTTGAAGGAGGCGGCGGCTTCGGCGCCGCCGACTGACCCGGCCGGTCGGCCGTCGCGCAATGCCGGTGGTAGGTCTGAAAGCCGGTCGGCAGAAGAATACGTCCAAGCGATTACGCCGCAGGTGGCCGACGTTGCATGGTCAGCGCCGGGGTATTCCGGTCGTGAATTCCGGAGTGATCCGCACATCTTCTGCATGTCGACGGAGAACAGCTGCCGGTGCGTGACGGAACAGAACACTCGGCCGGTTGTGCCGGTGCGGGATGACATCTGCCGCGACATTGCACGCTGGGGTGAGTCGTACAACCCGTTCAAAGATCCGCAGATTGCGCGCCAGGGCGATGGGCGGCCAAGGCCGGATCAGCCGGAGGGCGAGGGTAGGCATGTTCCGGCTGCGCAACCGCAGGCCACAGCATCCGTGCAAGGGGTGGCAGTGCAGCGCGGCGACAGGGCGATGGGTAGTTTCCCTGAGTCACCGCAGCATCAGACGTCTTCGTACATGACGACCCCCACAATTCCGACAAGGCTGTAGCTGGCCAAGTCAGGGGCTGCGGCAGGAAATGGCGCGCCCGTTTTTGGTGAGCGATTCGATCCCTTGCTCAGTACGGACCAGATAGACGCCGCCCCGGCAGCTGACGTTGTCAGGCACTGGCATCCCGTCGAGCTGCACTGTTACGGGTTGGGTGTGTTCCCGAACGATCACAGTCTCGGGCTCGACCGTTGGGCACACCCGACGGTCGTTTCTCTCTTGCGCCAGGACACCACGTGTCGCCATCAGGGCGAAGCCTGTGCCTATCAGGGCCATTGCGAGCATACCGCTTGCCACCTGCCATCCAGCCTTGTCCATGCGCCCCCCTGATCGTCCTGCGCGCATTCTAGCCGGGGTGTAGGGGCAGCGCCCCTACGGAAGCGCCTCACACGCGCTGGCGGCGTTTCGGCCCCGGCACCGGCAGGACTGCTGCGGGAGGCTCGGCGTCGGGGCCAGCCATCGCCACCGATGACCGCGTTTTCCGGCGCTGCGCCAAGGCATCGGAGAGCTTCACCACGCTGGCGGCGTTGAAGGACAAGGGCTTTCGGGGCTTGCCGATCGCACGGTCGCTTTCCATCATCCGACGCCATTCCTGTGCTTGGGCAGCGGTGAGCGACAGCCACGCCAGATCCTGTGGTTCCAGCTCGCGGCCTTCGGGGGTGACCAGTCGGCCAGCCTTAAACGAAAAACCGGCCCAAGGGCCGGTCAGGTTCCGATCACGCACAATCAGGCTCCATGCCGCAGTGGGATCAGGGGGCGAGGCAAGCGGCGTGCCAACCAGCCTCGCAGCAGCTTGAACATAATATACATTATGCGAAATGCTGTATCGGGCCACTGTGGCTTTCGTGTCCTCCGCATGGCAATGGTGTCAGTTTTCTTGATTCGTGTCCTTTTGCTTAGGATCGTGCCCGTTGTTGATTCTATTAGGAATTTTGAGGCGCTCAGGGACACGATCCTGAGTATGCAAGCATTTGTCGACTGTCGCTGCCTTCGCTCCTGTTCCTAACGTCCACTCCCTCTGCCTGCCACTAGATCTGCTGCGATTCTATGCATCAAACAGTTGGAGTACGCTCTTTCCATGGTCAAGCCCAATTCCAGCAGTCCCGGATCTGAGTCAGCTGAAGTAGCCGAGAGCTACAACCAGTGGCTCCGAGCAAAAATTGAGCGCGCAATTGCCGATACGCGACCGGCGATTCCTCACGATCAAGTGGTGGCGCGTGTGCGGGCGAGAATTGATGCGGCCAGGATCCGTCGGAATGCTGCAGAAGATTGATGCATTTCTTCACGAACCCCTAGGCGGTTACGCTCACGTCGACTTCGGGCTCTGCCGCTGTGCGCGCGACCTTGGGGCTGCCTCCTTCGGTGTGTTCCGCTTAAAGGCTGCCTCCAGCTGTGCCGGAAGTTCTCGCAGGCTGCTGAGTTGCTTCTCAAGGGCCTCGCATCTGCCCCGGAGAACATCAGCAGCTTGACCGGCCGAGATCGCTGCAGATTGGGCTGCATGCAGCTCCTTGCGTAGCTGCTCCTCAATTGCCCTCTGGGCTTTGGCCTGATTGTTGAGTTGAGCCTGGAGATCTTTCGCCTCTTGGCGAGATCGGTCCACGTCGCTGAGCGCTCGATTCTCAACAGATCTGACGTACTCGGTCCAGTCCTCTCGCTCAGATTTCGCCGTTTCCAGCACTTCATGAAGCCGGGCATCAAGTTGCTGTCTTGCTGCCTCGGCTCGATCGGCTCTCCGAAGCCCGAGATCCCGCTGCTCCGTGAGCTCTGAGATCTGCACGTTCAGATGGTTGACCAGGCGCTCCAGTTCTGCGGCTTGCGTAGTAGCAACGCGTTCTCTGGCGACGGCGGCGCCGCGCTCAGAACGCATTTGACTCAGTTCGTCATCCACCGCCTGTGACCTGGCATCCAGCGCATCACGTTGGGTGGCCAGTGTCTGCTCAGTCTCTGCGAACTCACGAAGAGCCGCATCCTTGGCATGCTTCAGCGCCAGCTCCCACCATTGCCCAGCAAGTTCTGCCAGCACAGCTGGTGCGTCATCAAAGTCCGGACGCCGTGGCTGCAGGCGCGTGCCGAGTCGGTTCCACCACGTCTCCAGCCAGCGAGTGACTGTGTTCGGTGAGCCGGTCCCCAAGTGAGCCCGGATTCGCTCGACGGTTGGGCGCTCGCCCTTGGCCACCAGTTCGTCGGCGGCAGTGTGGACGTCAGATTCGGTGATGCCGCGAGCCATACGAAGTCTCCTGTACTGATGCCCCACTCTGCTGATAACGTACTCGCGATAAGTGATGATTATCGTGGGTATGATCTTCCAAGCGTAGCCTACATTACATAGTATGAAAGATATTTCTACAGTTCCCACACTTGCCGCGACGGCCACCAGCTTGGTCCTGCCCGAACAGCTGGCCCAACAGGCTGCCGATGCGGTCCGCGAGCTGCTGGCCGAAGCCGCAGCCGAGAACACCACTCGCAGCTACACCAGTGCTCTGCGCTACTGGGCCGGCTGGCATACAGCGCGCTACGGCATCGAGTTGGCGTTGCCGGTACCCGAAGCCATCGTGCTCCAGTTCGTAGTCGATCACGTACAGCGCCGCTCGACCGACGGCGAATTGGCCTGGGAACTTCCACCAGCCGTCGATCAGGCCTTGGTGGCCGCTGGCCTCAAGGCTAAGGTCGGCCCGTGGACCTTGGCGACCGTGCGCCATCGCGTTGCCGTCCTGTCCACCGCGCACCGCCTGAAGCAAGTGGCCAATCCCTGCGAGCAGCCGGCAATCCGCACCGTACTCAGTCGCGCCGCGCGGGCCGCGGTCAAGCGCGGCGAACGCCCACGCAAAAAGACTGCAATCACCCTGGCCGAGCTGGAGGCCATGTTGGCCACCTGCAACGATAGCCTGGAAGGCATTCGGGATCGCGCCCTACTCTCCTTTGGATTCGCCAGCGGTGGCCGTCGGCGTAGTGAGATCGCCGCAGCCGACCTGCGCGACCTGCGTCGGATCGGCGAGGCAGGCTACATCTATCGGCTCGAGCACAGCAAGACCCAACAGGCCGGCGTTACCGCCACCTCGACGCCAGACAAGCCGGTACTGGACAGGGCCGCTCTCGCCCTGCAGGACTGGCTGGAGGCGTCCAGGATCACCGAGGGGGCCATCTTCCGGCGGCTCTGGAAGCAGCGCGTCGGCCCTGCCCTGTCCCCCGCTGCGGTGGGTGAGATCGTGCAACGGCGGGCCCGCCAGGCCGGGCTGGAGGGGGATTTTGGTGGACACAGCCTGCGGTCAGGGTTCGTGACCGAAGCGAGTCGCCAAGGCGTGGCGCTGCCTGCCATCATGCAGTTGACCGAGCACCGGTCAGTGTCGAGTGTGGTTGGGTACTTTCAAACAGGCGGCGCTGCAGCAAACCCAGGCGCTCGGCTGCTTGAAGGCTGAGTCGAGCAAGCATTCTGTGACGCAAATTTCTTATCTGGAATAATGTATGGATAGATTTTATTTTTCCATGAAGCGCGGTGCCAAGGAGTTTATGGACGCGTTCACTCAGACGTTGGCAGAAGCGCACCGCGAGGCAACGCAGAAATTTGTGTCTGGCAAGAATGTGCACCACCTACGGCACGGCGCTGGATGGAGGCTCTGGAGTGCAAGCGAGAGATCAGATAGCGATTCGTTTAAGGTCCACTCGACGGAGATACAGACCAGCCTCGAAGACATAGCGGATCACAGTGTTGAGGGCCTAGCAACCGCTATGCGACGGGCAAAAGAAGAAATGGAGGCGCAGTTCGCAGTGAGCTTCTATGGCGTTATCAGTGATACCTGTGAGTCGTCCGGGAACGTTGTCTCGGCGGGTTCCCAGACATCCTTGGCAGAGACATTCTATGAAACAATTGACAAGGTGGAATTCGGCGTCGATAGGTTTGGCAACGTGCAACTCCCTGCTCTCCATGCAGGCAAAGAAGTGATTGGTAAAATGCTCCATGCCCTTGAGACCGCGCCGGATGATTTCAAGAAGAAGTTTGAAGAACTAAAAGAGAGGAAAACTCAGGAGGCTCTCCGGCGTGAAATGGAACGAAAGGCACGCTTCGTGAGCTACGGAGCAGAATGATGATGAGGGCTCTTCTGGCAATTGGTTGTGACACTTATGATCATGTGACTTCCCTCTCGGGGGCGGAAAGGGATGCCGATAGAGTTTTCAATGCCCTTCTGAATGCAAACTTTCCATTCTATGATGCGAATCGATCGGTTCTACTTCGCTCTCCGTGCACCGACGTCGTTCGGCTGGCTCTGAAGGAGCTCCTTTTCGATGGTCCTAAGCTTGACGTATTAACCATCTACTTCGCCGGACATGGCAAGGTGGCGAATGGGGGCTTTTTCATTTGCCTGCGCGATACACGACTTGGTGCACTGTCTGTAACTTCTTTGTCGTTAGGGGACTTGTTTCGTTACATCAACGAAGCCAAGCCTGCCCAGACAAACATCGTGATAGATGCCTGTGAAAGTGGCGGCCTAATAGAGGATCTGAACGTTCTTCTCAAGGGAACCTTGTACGGAGAGGCTGGAACACCGGGTATCACCTTGTTCGCTGCGTCTGCAAGTAATCAGGTTGCCAAGGAGACTGCCGAAGGAGGGTTTGCAACTCAGGCGCTCGTGTCGTACATAACGGGGGAGAAATTTCTTCGAGACGATAGTCAGACACTGGATCTGCTGGAGGTAGGTAGAAGAATTCACGAGGGCCTGAGCGTGATCGGACAGAGCCCTGTAATGTGGGGCCTGAACCTCTACGGTCCACCGCAGTTCTGCATCAATCCCAACTACTCTTTGAATGATAGCGAGCTGCGGCAGGCGCTGAAGACAGGCGGCGACACATATGACCAGCCCACTCAGCGTGAAATATCAGACTTGTGGAAAATTCACTACACCCTCCCCGAAGTTTGGGAACCCAGAGTTTTTGTTGACGCACTTAGCGCATGCCTCGAGGCATTTGGCTCAGATGGCAGTCGAAGGGGCATGCTCGCTAGGACATATTACGAAGCCACTTGTTCTCGAATAGTCGGAAGCAGCGAGGTCATGCTGCGATCGGAGGTCTGTGCAGCGATGCTGGCGGCTCTCCTACCTTGGCTGCATGACGCGCAGTGCTATCAGCTTGCTCGCGATGTGTGCGATGACTTGGTGGCAGAATGTTCCTCAGCGCAACTGAGTATAAGGAGTATTGTATCCGAAGATAGGCTTGCCATGCTCCGGCATCCTGGGGGCGGGTTGGCGGATCTATTCAACCACCCAATAAGAATATCTGCCCTGATGGCTTGGACAGCATTGCCGGTTCTCGCCTCGGGTGAGGAGGCAGGCCCGGAGAGTGTGGCGAGTTTTGCTGCATGCGTTGAAGAGCTCTTGAAGGCTTACCCGGCATGTATCACTGTTGTTTGCGAGGAGCAAGCGCCCACCATTGCTGTGACTGTTTCGATGCTCCTTTTGACGGGAAATCAAGCTCTAGCAGAAGAGGCGCTTGGCTACTATTTCTCCTCCTTGACCGACTCTCGATCGCGGATCGCCGCGAGTTCTACAGATGGGAAGGCTGCCTTGAGCTGCCTTGCTTCCGTACAGGGCCGTGCGGATGAGTCACTCTTTGAAGGCGCGGCGAATCCATGCGAAGCATTGGCGGTGGTTCTGCGACTAGGTCACGTCGCGAATCTTGATGACTTCTTTGATCCTTATCTTTGGCAGCTAGACGGAGCTGCCGGTGTGCTCTTCGTTACCGATGCTTGGGCTGAGTTCTCAGCTGAGAGAATTTCACAGGGGAGAAATTGCACATTTGAGATTGGTCGAGATGTCTTTCGAATCGCCCAGTTGGCTGACGTAGATATATCTGCCTCTCCCTCTGACCTCGTCCAGCGGCTCGCTGTCGTGGCTACTTCACTCCTCTTTCCCGATAGGGTTCCTTGGTTCCTTGTCGAAGAGGCGTTAATTCGAAATCAGCAATCGCCCTTCCCGCAGACGAGGGCAGAAGGTTCGTGACATGGCATTCGATCTCTTGTGTGAAGTATCCCGTCGTTACCATGGTCTCATGCGGGACGGCAATAAGTACTGACGGTGACCGGTATTTCCAGCGAGGCCGAAAATCTGGGCGATAGCGCTGGCGCCATAGTCATTTTGTATTAAATTTTCAGGAGCGTGGTTGACATGCTTTTCTCCTCGCTGATGAATCTGAGCTACGCCGAATCCGGCAGAATTGAGCTCGATGCGCTACGCCAGGCACTCCCCTCCACTCCTGAGGATGTTCTCGAGCAAGTTTATGCAGACCACGGACGTAACTGCGCATTCCAGAAGCAATATGGACACCTCGACATTAGTCGCATAATGTGGCAGTTGGAGCTTGTTCCCGCCGAGGAGATTGTCGCCTGTACCTTGTGGCGGGAATTTCAGGATTGGTTCGATAGTGTGGCTGCGCGAGTCAATGCCTTTCCCAGCCAGGGCTGGAACTGCATCGATGTTCGCTCCGACGTCCGCCGGAGTTGGGAAGGCGAGCGGACTTGGATCAGGCCTCCTATCCTTCTGAGTGGGGCCATTGCTCCCTTAGCCCCAAGATTGCATCTTGTCGAGGGGCACACCAGGATCGGATTGCTTAGAGGGCTCATTGCGGCGGACGTGCTGTCCGGCATGTCAGAGCACCTCGTATGGATTGGAAGAGCCCCCAGTTCTTAGTTGCCGTCGCAAATACCCGAGCCGCCCTTGGTCACGAGCGGCCCACTGCCCTACCCCCGATAAATCTTCCTAATCAGCGGATGATCTTGAGCGTGCCGCAGTCCCGAGATGGAAGATAGGCCGGGCTCGAATCATAGTGCCAGCCCGATCGGCTTCAAGGTCCCAATTCTCTCCTGGACACTTGAACACGCACCGCCTTTTTTG